AAGTATCTGGAATTCCACTCTGCATTCGACTCACAGTTCGTATATTATATCTTTGATACCTCATATCCATGGAAGGGTCCCATCTTTTCTGTGCAATATTCTATCAGTGACCGTAATCAGTGTCCTAATAGATCGCACAATGACGCCAGTGGTAACCCTGCATTGAGGAGATGTGTGTGCGATGAGTCTCTTATCACCAAAGAATACTTCTCACACTTCTATGAGATCCGTGAAGACTCTTGGAAGACCACACAGACTAAACTACAACTCACTGATTTCTCCAATGAGTCCGTACAGAACTCATTCAAACCAGTAGACACCGAGTCTAAGACTATCTTGTTTAGGTATACCAGTGGTGGACTGGATAGATTTAAGGCAGGTGACATCATCAATGGATGGGAGATTGCAGAATATGCCTATTTTGGCAACAAGTTGCGTTGTGGGTACATGGAACTACAAGGCAAAGGAAACAAATTTACCGCAGGACAGGTGTTTACACCAGCAGGTAGAGATGCTGCAAACATTGAAGTTCTTGCTGGATACGGTATTAAGGACAAGGCAGGGTTCTTTGGAGTATATGAATTCCCTAAGAAACTAAGTTACTACAAGGTAGAGATTGATAGTTCTGCATTGGTGCATCAAAGGACGATCGACCAAGCAGAACTTAGCTGCACAGTTGATGAGGATGGACGTATTGAATCCGTCATTATCGATAATGCTGGGTTTGGATATAAGAATCCTGTGGCACATATTCAAGAACCTACTCTACTCAGTGAGTATGGTGCTATGGATATGGCACGAGAAGTGGCGCAACAGTTTGAATTTGACGCACCTAAGTTCAGATCACCCACCAACAAACTTGAAAACTATGATGGGGAAGACCTGAACTTTGGATTCAAGAGGATTCAGAAGAACACTCAGGCAGTTCTCCGTGATGACTACGAGAGCAATATGCAGGAACGTAGGGAAGAGTATCCCTATGCCAACAATAGTACGATCAAAATTGAGGGTTCTAATAAGAACAAGAAGAAGAAAGTTCTACAAAGAATCAAAATCAAAGACAAGCAACTCCGAGTATCCAGTAGTGAGTCTCGTCGTAAGGGTAAAATGAAACCCGCTGTTATCGAAATTACCAAGGTGAATAAGGATGGATCTATTGTTGAGGTTCTAATCAAGGATAGAGGTAGAGGTTATGACACCAATCCCAACAATCCCCCTAAGATCTTTGTGGTTGAAGTGGAAAATGAACAGTATAAGATGCGTGGACCTAACACCACTAAGGCGCAATCTGCTGTTTCTGACACATTCAACCCTAATAGTAACAAGCAAGACTACAAAATTGAAGGTCAAGATACGGTTACTGCCAATAGACAGACACTAAAAGATGTCCTCAAAGGTAAAGTAAAGGAAGGTGATGACATCGATGGGTTCCTTTCCGTCATGGAGGATGGAACTATTGGATCTTTCAAGACAATGATGAATGGTTTCAACGCAACCTATCCCACTGGGTACATTAAAATTGGTGAAGTTGATGATGTTGAGGTCACATCTTTGTGTAGTAACCTCCCATCGACCTGTGTGAATATTCAATTTCCGCAATTAGTGTCTGGTTCTTTGTTCACAGTGAAGGATGTGAAGAACATTACGGGAAATAGTGAGCAGTTTAAGGACATGATGAGCACTCAGTATCCACTGGTTCAGAGTGCAGCAGCGGAAGCTGACAACACTGCGGGTAGATTGTCTAGTTTCTTTGGATGGAATAACGGTCAAGAGTGCATTCAGATCCCTCAACCGAAGTTTTACAACGTAACTAGGTTCGTTGACCTACCTTGTCCGTACATTGATAATCAAACTGGTAGGGCATTTGGTTGGATTGTTTACAAATATTGTGGTTCTACCGCAGATGATGCCAACTTAAAGATCAATTTATCCATCAGAGGTAAGACAACTGGACCATCTGGTGAAGATTTCATGGATTTCATGCATGGATTACCACGTCCAACGCTTACAGAACCTCGTCCAGTGGTCGTTGGGGATAAAAGGAAGTGCTGGAAGTGTCGTAGATCGCTTGCAGGGGGTGGTCAGGTAGTCGAAGGGCGTTGTTATTGGGATCCTTCGGGTGGGAATGACATTGTTTTCGTCCCTGTTGGACTAGAAGAGAACACTTTTGACTGGCAGAGGAGTGGATTTAGTGAATTGGATCAACTTGCTGTGTGGTTGGGAGACAATTTGTTCTCATACCGCACCAGAGCGGACTCATATACTGTCCCAGACTCATCAACAACTGATCCAGATACGGGTGTGACCACTACAACTACTGGCGGAACGTTCACAAATCCCACATTTTACACTGCATCCGTCAAAAGATTGCAGAATGGGATGCCAAAACATGAATGTTGGGACACATATGTGAAAAGAACTGGCGGAAACGGCAACTCTAATGGAGTTCTTGATGTGTATAGCGCATATTATGTGGATGGATCTGGATTATCCAACACCCAGGGGAGGACTAATGGAGAAACTTTCTGGGAATCTCAGATCTATCAAGGATATCCTGTCACTTCGACGTGCTTCTTTGGTGTCGCATACCTCTACGCACTGTTATTTGGCACTGGTAGCAGCGATGCTGCTAACGCAAATGAGTTCTGTTTAGAATATGTGAACGATTTGTCCATCTCTATTGACCCTCAGGTGATGGATCAGTTTGGAATTAAGATGGGACCATACTCAGGTGTACTTGGAATTAAGAATTGGAGTGCTGGATCAGCTATGGTCTTTGGTCAAACTGCCAAGCAGATGGGCAATCCTTACTTTGATGAGTGCTCTGGTGGTGTCTTTGCTAATAGAATTGAGGTGATCAATGCCAATCCACCGATTAAGCAAAGAAAGATACATAATTCTAGTTATGATCCTGGCGATAAGAAACTCCTTAGGAAGCAATACAGTAGTGCGAAGGATATCAAGTACACTGATAACTCTTGGAAGGAGTTCTATGATGCTGATTTTGACTATCAAGATGAAGTCAACACCACTATCTCAGACTTCTCTACGGACGTAGACAACCTCTTTAACGGATAATACATGGCATTTGGTCTCCTACTACCAATGGCACCAGTCACGGGTCTTCCAGACTCGGGACACGGCATCTGTGTGCCTCCTACGGTACACTCTGTACAACCGTGCAAGTCACCTCCAATCCCTTATAGCATCGTTATTAAGGAATGGACATGCTGGTGGCCACCACAACCATTAGTTCCACTCACTGCACTCAACCCAATTAAGGCGACTGTGCTTGTGAATGGTCTTCCTGCAATGACTTTTGGTGATCAGTTTACTCCACACGTCTCAGTGTGTACAAATATTGTCATCTACATGTGTCCTTGCCAAAATGCCCTGTGCCCAGTGCCAACTCCTGAACCTTGTTCAATCCTAACAATCGAAGATAATGCAGGAACAGGGCATATCAGGTTCCTATTCTCTTCAACATTGACTGTTTTTGCCAACAAATTGCCTGTCGGACGAGTTCTAGATCCGCTGGGCATCGGAACCCCTGGTTGGATGGGGTGGTCGTACCCTTGCAACAGCGTAGTTGCGTACGGGTCCCCTAATGTGCTATCATCTTAGAGTCCCAAAACGGAGAATTATGGCAGTTCGAGCAAAAGTTGGTCTTTCTGGAAAGAAGATTATTGAGTCAAAACCCAAATGCACACGACAAGGTAGTTCCAAAAACACTAAATATGCCGCATCCTCACGAAACAACGCGAAGAAAAAATATCGTGGTCAAGGTAAGTAAGGTAGAAACGACGCCAGAACTTGTCCAAGAGTCAAATCTTGGACTTTTTCATGCGACGATGAACCTACCACATGCTGCTGCACACTGTGGTATGTCCCAACGCGAGATGAAAATGACATTTCGCGAGTTCCTAAAATATAATATTCCTACTGACACTATAAATAATCCAGACCACTGATAAATATCAGTCATAATGTCAAGGTATAGGTTCCGATCAGAGCAATTTCTCTCACGGGGGTACAAGGATTTCTCCATGTCCTTTAACCAGAACCCTAACACGGAGGATTTCAGCACTGTCAAGAACGAGAATGCTATCAAGCAGTCCGTTCGGAACCTTATCTTGACAAATTTTGGTGATAGACCCTTTCAATTTGACATCGGGTCTCGCGTAGCAGGACTTTTGTTTGAACCTTTCGACGTTTTTACGTCTGAGGACATTAGGGATGAAATTATCAACACGATTGAGCGACTTGAACCGCGTGTTGAGGTTGAAGATGTTGTGGTTGGTCTTTCTGATGATGAACACACCGTTGACGTTGCTATTGAATATCGCATTATCGGTGAAGAATTAGTTCAAGTAATCGAATTCCTCTTAGAAAGAACGTAAAATGGCAGCACTTCCGTCAGAATTAACGTCACTAGACTTTTTTGAGATCAAAGAATCTATCAGATCTTATCTGAGAACTCGTTCGGAGTTCACGGACTATGATTTTGAGGGTTCTGCTGCCTCGTACTTGATTGATATCTTAGCATACAATACATATTATGCTGCATTCACGGCAAACATGTCGATGAATGAGGCGTTCCTTGAATCTGCGACTGTTAGAGACAACATCGTAAGGATCGCCAAGCAGATTGGATACACCCCTAGGTCTAAGAAAGCGTCCAGAGCGTGCGTTTCTATGACCGTACAGGCGGCAACACTGCCTGGTGGGCAGTCTTACCCCGACACAGTTAAAATTGAGAAGGGTGATGTCTTTGTTACCAACGTTGATGGCGAATCTTACACCTACGCACTGTTAACTACCGTCGAAAGTAACGTTGACCAGAATACTGGTATTGCCACATTCTCAAAAATTACAATTTATCAGGGCAACCTGCTCAAATACAGTTACACAGTCGATGATACTGCT